CGACCAAGGCTATCGCAGCCGCCGCAATCGCAAGCGCGATCACCGCCCCGGCGCAATCGCCCGAAGTCATCGACGCAATGAATCGCCGTGCCGAGGCCGAGGTCGATGAGCCGACAAAGACGTTCACCGATACGGACTCCTGCAAGGAGGCATTAGGCGAGCAGCAGAAACTTCGCCGTCACGCCGCCGCGCAAGTCGCCCGCCTGCACCACTCCGGGGACATCGAAGCCTCCCGCCGCTGGGCGCAGACGCACCAGCAATACTCCGCCAAGCAACTTTCCTACGAAAAGCAGTGGCGCGATTTGATGGAGCGCGACCGCCGCACGATGCAAGTCGAGGACGCCGAGCGCACCTTCCGTGCCGTCCTGCAAGACGTTCGCACCATCGCCGCCTCCATGCCTGCGGCCCTCGCCGCCAAGGTCAACCCGCAAGACCCGCACCTCGCGCAGAAGCTCTTGGAGGAGTGGCGCGATAAGACCCTGTTCAAAGCCATTTATGAAAACCGCAACACTGCCGCTGGATAAGCTCATCCCCTACGCCGGGAACCCAAGAAAAAACGATCACGCCGTCGAAGCCGTTGCCTCCGCGATCAAACGCTTCGGCTTTCGCGTCCCGGTCTTGGCGAAGTCGGACGGCTCGCTTATCGACGGGCATCTCCGGGTCAAAGCCGCAAAGCACCTCGGCATGGAGGAAGTCCCGGTTGTCCTCTGCGACGATTTGAGCGAGGCCGACATCAAGGCGTTGCGTATTTCCATCAACCGCATGGCCGAGCTTGCCGATTGGGATAAGCCGCTTCTCGCCGCCGAGCTTCAAGGATTAGCCGACCTCGGCGCACTCGACTTTAGCGGCTTTGGCGAATCCGACCTCGCCAGCCTATTAGCCGAGACGAAAGAACCAGACGCCCCGGAAGACTTCCCGGAAGTAGGCGAGGGAATCGCCACCGACTACCGCTGCCCGCGCTGCGGCTACGAATGGAGCGGCCAGCCACAATGAACAAGCCGCCGTATCGCGTCCCGTCGATGACGGAGATTGCCGCGATCCCGTGGAACGGCTTTTCTGCCGCCTCGACCTTTAGCGGCTGCGGCGGATCGTCCCTCGGCTACCGGATGGCGGGCTTTCGCATCCTTTACGCAAACGAGTTTATTCCCGCCGCGCAAGATAGCTACCGCGCAAACGCCGCGCCCTATACCTTTCTCGACACGCGCGACATTCGCCAAGTCCAGCCGCAAGATATTCTTGAGAAGATCGGCCTCGCCCCCGGCGAGCTTGATTTATTCGACGGCTCGCCGCCGTGCGCGTCTTTCTCGACGGCAGGCAAGCGAGAGGCAGGATGGGGAAAGGTAAAAAAATACAGCGACAGCGAACAACGCACCGACGATCTTTTCTTTGAGTTCGCCCGCCTTCTTCGCGGCTTACAGCCGAAGACGTTTGTAGCCGAGAACGTCAGCGGCCTCGTCAAAGGAACCGCCAAGGGTTACTTCCTTGAAATCCTCCGTGAGCTAAAGTCCTGCGGCTACAACGTAGCCTGCAAGGTTCTCGACGCACAATGGCTCGGCGTCCCGCAAGCGCGACAGAGGACAATCTTTGTCGGGGTTCGCAATAACCTTGGTCTTGCTCCCGCGCATCCTCGTCCGCTTCCGTATCGGTATTGCCTCGCAGATATTTTAATTGCGGGAGAGAGAAGCGAACGCGAGGCGGACATTTCGTCATACTGCACAGGGAGAGAATGGGAAAAGTTAAGCGAAGGCGAGCAGTCAAAGAAATACTTCAACCTCGTAAAGACCGACCGCAATCTTCCATGTCCTACAATTTGCGCTTCGCACGGAAGTCCTGGCATCGCCTCGGTAACGCATCCGACAGAGAAAAGAAAATTTAGCATCGCGGAAATTAAACGCATCTGCGGTTTCCCCGACGATTTCCGCTTAATCGGAACTTATCCGCAACAATGGGAACGCTGCGGTCGCTCTGTCCCGCCTGTAATGATGTCGCACATAGCCGCGACCATCCGCGACGAAATCCTTCTCAAGCTATGAACATCCCGCGCGATTGGACATTTAAGACCTCGGATGTCGCGGGAGAGTTCGACCGCCACGTGCGCGAGCAGCTTCCGTGGTATGACCTAACGACAGGCGTTGTTGCCCATGTCGCCCGTCACTACATCCCGGAAGGCGGGCGGGTCTATGATATAGGCGCAAGCACGGGGAATATCGGCAACGCCTTGGCCGACACGCTCGCCTCGCGCAAAGCGGAGATTGTGCCGATAGATAACTCGGCAGCTATGGCAGACATATACTGCGGCCCCGGTCGCCTTGTGGTAGCGGATGCCGCCGACTTCGACTATCAGCCCTTTGACCTCGCCGTTCTTTTCCTTTGCTTGATGTTCGTCCCTCCATCAAAGCGCGGAGAGTTTGTCGCTCGCCTCCGTTCGCGCCTTCGTCCGGGCGGGGCAATCGTCATCTTCGACAAATGCGAGCCTGCGTCCGGTTACGTTGCGACTGTCCTCTGGCGTCTTGCGCTTGCGGGTAAGGCGGCGGCAGGAGTCGATGCCCGCGAGATTCTTGCCAAGGAGCTTTCCCTTGGTGGAGTGCAGCGTCCAATTAACCCGCGCGAGATCGAACCCGCGACCGAGATATTCCGCTTTGGTGACTTCGCAGGATGGGTCATAGAGGCATGACACTTGAAGGCCAGCTTGAGCGTAGCCTCCGCGATGTCTTCGCCCCGGTCGATACCCGCGAGGTCTGGCAATGGGCCGAAGATGAAATCGTCCTAACCCGCCGCCAGACGGAAACGCCGGGGCCGTATTCGACGCTGCTCACGCCCTACATCCGCGAGCCGCTGAATTGCTTTGCCGATCCTCGCGTGACCGACCTCGCCCTGTGCTTCGGGTCGCAGACATCGAAGACCACGGCAATGATGATCGGCGCGGCATGGCGCATGGCGAACAACCCCGTGCCGACTATCTGGGTCATGCCGAGCGAACACTTAGCGCGGAGCTTTAGCGAGAACCGCTGGCAACCGATGGTCGATGACTGCGACAAACTCCGCGCGCTTAAGCCTTCAAACGTGCATCGCTTCAAGACGCTGGAGCAGCAATTCCGCGACTGCACGCTGACCTTCATCGGCTCTAACTCTCCCGCCAACCTTGCCTCGCGTCCTGCGGGTTTGTTGGTCATGGACGAAACGGACAAATTCGCCACGCCGAACGAACGCGAGGCCGGGGCCGTGGCCTTGGCCGAGAACCGCACGAAAGCCTACACCAACGCCCTGCGCGTCAAGTCCTCGACGCCGACCACCCCGGAGGGGGAAATCTGGCAAGCCTTTCAGCAAGGCGATCAGCGTTTCTTTTTCGTCCCGTGTCCGCACTGCGAAGCGATGCAACGCCTGCTATGGACGCAAGTAAAATGGGACGCCGCCGCTCGCGGCGATGACGGCGCATGGAACGAGGATGCCGTGCGGGCCTCGGCTTACTACGAGTGCGAGGCTTGCAAAGGACAAATCCGCGACGGACACAAGACCCGGATGCTTCGCGCCGGGGAGTGGCGACCAATGAACCCGAACGCCGCGCAAGGACGCCGCAGCTATCACCTCAATTCGCTATACGCCCCGTGGCGGTCGTGCGGCTTTGGCGAGCTTGCGGTCGTGTTCCTGCGTCAGAAAGCCTCCCTCTTGGGCTTGCAGGACTTTATCAATGGTGCGCTGGCCGAGCCGTGGGTCGATGACGCAGACAAGGCCGAGGAGGTCAAGGCGAGCGCGAGCGATTACATGAGCGGCGACCGATGGGAGGAAGCCGAGTTCTCCGCGATGACCGTGGACGTTCAAGACCAAGGCGGGCGGCACTTCTGGGCCGTCATCCGCGATTGGTCGAAGGACGGACGCAGCCGGGGAAGATGGGCAGGGCGCGTCGAGACTTGGGATGATCTTGAGCGCATCCGCGAGGAAAACGAAATCCGCCCGCCGTGCGTCTTTGTCGATTCGGCATTTGCCAGCCGCGAAGTCTATTTCGCCTGCTGTCGTTTCGGTTGGGTCGCCCTGCGCGGATCGGACAACGAGAGCTTCACGTGGAACGATCACGGACGCAAAGTGCAACGCGCCTATGCCCGCCCGGAGCGCGGCGATCCCGCAGGCGGGGGAAGATGGGACAGCGGCACGCTCGCTCGTCGCACTTGTCCGCTCATCAAGTTTTCCGCGCCTACGTGCGAAGACATCCTCGACGCGCTACGCCGCACCGAGCCGCCGCGCTGGGAGTTCCCGAAAGACTTCCCGCTTGATTGGCACGAACACCTCGCCAGCACCGTAAAGAAACGCATCCGCAATCCGGTCACGGGCGCGGTCGCGTCGAAGTGGGTTGTCGTAAAGTCCCGCCCGAATCACCTCCGCGACTGCGAGAAAATGCAGATCGTCGCCGCCCTGCTCGCCAAGGTCTTGACCCCCGCCGCCGAGCGTCCTTCAGAGAAGGCAAGCGCGTAAAGCCCCTATTTGCAAGGGGTTAGGGGGTGCGAAAAAAATCTTTGGGGGAGGCGCATTTTTTTCTTTCCAAAGGCAAGCGCTTGGCTTTATCTTGTCGGGGTAATGAGAACACAGAACACAAACGGCCACGGGGTTCCCGCCGTGGATAACTACTACGCAACCGGAGAGACGGACGCCAAAACCATCAGCGAACTTCCGCGCGGCGAATACTTCAAATTCAGCGACAAGCGCACCGCAAAAGTCTGGAAGCTCGGAGCGTATGACCGTTCCGCTCGCGCTTATTGGGCCGAGGATTGTTCCGACATTTCCAACGGCAAACTCGTCAAGGACGACCGCTACGTTTTCGTCGGCTTCACCTACTAACCGGAGAACGAACAATGACCACGACCAAAACCGAAACCCTCGCCGCCGTCAAAGCCCGTCAAGTCATCTGGGTTGATTGGATGGAGAAGGCGACCGCAGGACTCACCGACGCCTCGCTCGTCGAAGTCACCACGCAGCACACGCCGTTTGGCGACTACTGCATGAGCATCAAACCCGCAACCAAGTAACACGAAAGGAACACAGAACTATGAGCAAATACATCAACGACTGGAAACCCGAAACCACAAGCCTGCTTGCTACCTTGGAAAAGCACGGCCTCGTCATCGTCTCCGTGGATAACGGGGAATACGCCACGAAGATGGCCGACACAACCCGCGATAAGTTTGTCGAGGACTGCATGGCTTGCGACGAGGCTTGGCTCTCCGTCATCGCACCGGACGGCAAGCGCAAGACGATCTTCCTCGTCTATGGCAACAACCCCGGCGAATTGATCTGCGACTACACTTGCTGCCCGGAAATCGACGCAGCTTGCGACGAGCATTTCAACGAATGGGACGGACGCAACCAACCGCAGAAAAAAGCTGCCTGACCTCCCTCCCGCCCTGCCACGCGCAGGGCGGCATGGGACGCCAATGGCGAACCACAACGAACACAGAACATGACAACACTAAATAAACCAATAGCACGGCGAGCGGTAACTCGCCCTGCGGCCTACGGCGTCCGCGCCGAAATGGTCATCACCCTCCACCCCGGAGGAATCATCGGCATCCGCGAAGTCGGACGCCGCAGCAAGAGCGAGGTTTGCTTTGAAGCAGCCGAGCTATACGTCGATGGAGTCCGCCGCCGCATAGCCAAAGAGCGAGCGGAAAAACGCAAAGCGCGTAAAGCGCGGAGGAAGTAACATGACCACCGCAGCTTTATTCAAGCCCGCGCAGCGTAAGCAAATCCTCGCGCTGCTCGACCAGATCGGCGGGGACGGCCACGGGGTCTATGATCCATCGATGCTCTCCGAGTTCCCGGTCGCGCTGCAGAAGCGTTTCACTAGGAACATAAAGAGCGACACAAGCTCTTGGAAGTCCACGCTGTTCGATAGCAGCGGCAACGTCATCGAGCAGATCAAAGCAATCTACGCTTTGACCGTGCAGGAGTGCATCTGCTCCGACCTCGGTATTGAGGCGGGCAGATACAACGGAAGGGGATTCCAAGCGCAAGCCTGCGCCTCGGCAATCCGCAAGTTCTTCGGAAAGGACTGACGCACCGACATCCGCCCCCGCACGCCGGGGGCGGAACGGTGAGCCAGACGGCGAACCACGACAGCGGCGGCAACCGCTGAACAACAACGAAAGAACACAGAACAAAATGAAAGAGACGCTTACACCAAACGAAATCGCGCTGCGCTTGCTTCGCGACGATAACGCCAACTGGACACCCGCAGGAGCCTTGGCAATGGCCGAGTCCCTCGTCGAATACGAGGAAGGCTCCGGCGAGGAAATGGAGTTCGACGCCGTGGCGATTCGCTGCGACTTCTCCGAATACGAGTCCCTGCAAGAATGGGCAAAGGATTACTTCGGAACCGACCGGGACGGGCGGGGCTGGAAGTATCGCCTCAACGTCAGCGATGACGCCGACGAGGACGAGATCGAAACGACGATTCGCGGCTACGTCACAGATCGCGGACAACTGATTGAGTTCGACGGCGGAATCATCGTCAGCAGTTTCTAACGGCAATGATTACCTCAACATCACCCACGCAGCGCAAGCTGCTTTTCGAGAACACGACCTGCTCCCGCTGCGGCGGGGGCGGTCGGATGCCGTATTCTGTCCACAACGGAGTTTGCTTCAAGTGCCACGGGCGCGGGGCCGCGCTAACCAAGCGCGGGCGCGCAGCGCAGGAATGGCTCAACGCACAGCGCGAGAAGCCGCTGGAGGACTTCAAGCCCGGAGACTTGATTTATTCCGAGGGCGTGCCGTGCATCGGTCAGCGCAGCCAATGGCATCGCGTGTCCCACGTGAAGCTGCTCAACGGCGCGGAGGCCGGGCATCCGAATCATCCCGACCTCAAGTGCGTCCAAGTGCACTGCCACAAATACATGATGGGCGGATTCGTCGGCTCATCCAAGGCGCGCTTCGGAATGACGGGGCCGGAGAAAGCCGACCTGCGCGCCCGCGCCTTGGCCTATCAAGCTACGCTCACCAAGGGCGGCAAGGTCGCCAAGCGCGCAGCAAAGGAGGTCGCATGAACATCAATGAAATCGCCATCGCCGCCGCAAACTTCAACGCGGCCCACGACTACGATCTGCCGTCCGCGCTCAAGCTGACCGAGATCATCATTCGCCACGCGCACACCGTGCAACTGGCCCGCATCCAAGCCGCCGATCCGCAACTTGAGTTGCCCATCGACTTACACGGGGAGGCGGCATGAACGATTGGAAAGCTGCGGAGCTTATCAACACCGCAAAAAACGACTGCATTAATATTGCGTGGACAGACGCTTACTGGTGCGATGGCTTTACGTTCCGGCGTATGCTGGATGGTCGCCTCACTCCATTTGCCGCTGTTTACTGGAACCCCGGCTCGCGGCTTTGGGATGTTTACAATGCTGCGGACGAGGAAGACGAAACGCTCGTTCGTCGGCGCTGCAATCACTTCCAAGCCATCAACGAAGTGCGGAAATTGCAGGCCGAGCTATTCGGATGGGAAGACGCCTACGGCAAGCCCGTTGTCGAGGTCACGCAGGGCTACGCTCGCCGCGAGTATTCGCACACTTGCTGGAGGTTGGCACAATGAAACCCGACAAGATCATTCCCTTCCCGATCAAGCCCGCCGCCCCCAAGCCCGTGCTTGACGAGGCCGAGCCGCAGAACATCATCGTGGTCGAGTTCGACCGGGACGAGTATATCGTGACCGCTAGCCCTTACGCCGTATGAGCAAATCTACCGACATCAGCAAAGCCGCCGCCGCCCTCGGCAAGAGGGGCGGGCAGGCAGGCACAGGCAAGGCCAAGGCCCGCAGCAAGGCGCATTACTCCGAGGCGGGGAAGAAGTCCGGGGAGGTTCGCCGCCTCAAGGCGCTTCAGCGCAAGGGGGCGACAGGGTAAATACCCTGTTTTCAAGGGGTTACAGGGGCTAAAAAAAAGATGAAAAAAAGATGAATTTTTCCCTTTACAAACACAAGCGGTTGCCTTAACTTGATCGCGTAATGAAAACACAGAACACACCAACGGGCGCGGGGAACACCACCGCCGCGCAAGTCATTCGCCTCCCGCGCTTGTTCATCGACGATCACATCGAGCGCGATTGCGACACGCCCGACATCATCAAAGAAAACAGCCGCTTCTATTGGATGCGCGCCGACGATCAGCACATGGGCGAGTTGCTTTCCGACGCGGCCCACTACGCCAGCGAGACGATGTGCGGTGCTGGCGGATGGGACGATCGCGTGATGCGCTTCGCCCGCTCGGCGCAGCGACTCATCGCGGCTTACGAGCGGCAGACCGGAACGGTCATCGACGAGTATGGACGCGTTCGCTTAGTCGTTAAATAACCGGAGGACACGCAATGATCATCAAGCTAACCAACAACGAGTGGGAAATCATCGAGCACCGTCTGTCGCTTTCGGATGCGATTGCGGAGGCTTTAACGGATGACCTCGACGCCTGCCGCACGCAGGAGGCCGAGGCCAAGATCATCTACAACGAGGTCGAGCGCCAAGTTGAGGAACTGCGCGCCAGCATCGAAGCGACCAAGACCATCGACATCGATTCGCTGCGGCACTATCAGCGCGAAGCCCTCAAGGATTGCATGGAGGGCAGCACGTTCTTTGCCGACATCGACGATGCCGTCTTTGAGGGCGAAATGACCAAGGGCAAGGTCATGGCTCTCCGCAAGGCTGGTCACTCGTTGCAGCGCAAACTCAACGAGGCGGGCATCGAAGGCGAGATGTGCTGGGACTAATCGCTACGCCGCTCAAAGAAGCCCCGCCGAAAGGCGGGGTTTTCTTTTGCCCCATTTGACCGATTCCCGCTTTGTGCTAATCTCCGCACCCATGAGCCTACGTGCCGCCCGGAGTCGTGATAACCCACGACTCCAAACACGCTGACCCCGCTGACTACAACGAAGCATCCTGCGGCCCCGAACTGCCGCATGATACGGCGGAAGATTTATTTCTCGACGCTCGCTGCCGCGTAGCCGCTCCCGCGCAGCTTGCGTCCTTCCGCGCCCTGCTTGATTGGTGGTCGCTGGAAGTCTTCAAGGAATTTTGGAAGGACTACGAGGCGCAGGAGGGCGGGGGCCAAGCCTCGCGCACCTTCGGGGATGAAGCGGCAATCCGCCTCCTGCAAGCGTTGACCAATTCGCAGACACGGCAGACCGCGATGAAGGCGGAATGTTATCTGGCGGTCATAAACAGGAAACCGGAAAGCCAGACCGAGATTGCCAAGAAATACGGTGTGACCCGTGCCGCCGTCTCCAAGGTCATCGTTTCCATCAAGGACGATTTGGATTTGCCCACCGCGCGGCACATGAAGTCTGACACCGCCCGCGAATCATATCGAACGCGCGCCTTGCGGGTTCACAAAGAACGAAAATCAAATCTATGCAAAACACCGACCTACAACTCGTATCACCGTCTCTCGATCTCACGCTCTGCCTTGATGCAGACGCTTGCGCCCGTGAGCTAACCCGCTGCGCCGACGAAGCTGACCGCTGCGCTGCCCTTGCTCAAGCCGGGGCAGAGCTTGCCATCCGTCACGCATGGAACGCGGGCGCGGTTTGCTTGAAGGCCAAGGAGATTGTGCCGCATGGCGAGTTCCAAGCATGGCTGGAGGCCAACGCTGGCGAGCGCGGCTACCGCACCCTCGCCAAGTGGATGAAGCTGGCAAAAGTGAATCTCGATGCACTTTTGGCTGAGAACCCCACGCTCAAAGGATTGCAAGATGCCTACGTTGCCGCTGGCGTCCTGCCCGAACCGGAGCCAAAACAGGACAGCGGGGAAGGCGACAAGGAGAAGCCGCCCTTTGTCCTTAACTTCAAGACGCAATATCATCACCCGTCCGAGTGGAACCGCGATGCCGCCCGCGACTTTCTTTATGAGTTTGAGCGGTTGGCGAAACTCGCCGTGCAACTCAAGACGGAGTTTGGCCTGTGAACGAGCAACGCCCTTCGTCCGCTATTCCTGCGCTGCTCTTTTGCTTCGCCGCTCTTGGCTTTGTCTGGTCGGTCGAGGCCACGGCTCGCGTCCTCATGCGATTGCTTGGCCTTTGACAGTTTAGCAACTGCATGGCGCGTTCCGACTTTTTCGGCTTACCCGTTGCGACCCTTGAGGAGCTTCGGGACGAATACGTTGC